AGAACTGGGCGAGAAACTTGTTGAGATCTGTCTTGCTATTCTTGCTAAAGCAGTTAAGTTAACTAAGACTGACATGGACGATCAACTTCTAGAAGTTGTGACGAAAGCAATTGCTGCTCGCGAAGAAGCATAATCAAAGGGGCACAAGCCCCTTTTTTTATAAATATACTTTAGATATAACAACCGTTAGGAGAATTGTACCATGCCTCTATGGGGAAAGACAGACTCTGCAGGTGACCGTCCATCGTGGTATACCACTTTGGAAGCAATGGATACTGCAGGTAGACAATTAATTTTTATTGATAATGCCGAAGCAACTACAGAAGTAAACCGTGCTAGAGGATTCAAATCTCCTGGTTGGTGGGCATACTATACTGTCGAGCAATCGGATGGCACTCTACGTTATAGAGGTCAGGAATGTTTAGTTGCTATTTCTGAGACAGCAGCAAATGCTGGTGACCAGGCAGACGACGCAGTAGCAGCAGATTCGGCACCTGCAGCAATCGTTGTTGATACACAACCTTCAAATGTTGCTGACGCAGCAGACCCATTCACTGGCACATTCGTTGTTGCAGCGTCTGGTGGTGCTGGCACACTTGCATTCCAGTGGCAGGTCCAGACCGCTACTCAGTCTGCACGTTGGACAAACATTGAAGACGCAGGCGTCTATAGTGACAGTGGAACTAACACTCTAACTATCACTGCTGCTGCTAAGGCAGACCTTGACGGATTTAAATTCCGTTGCAGAGTTTCTGACTCTGGCGGTGCTTTAACAGTAATATCTGATAGTGCAAGCCTAACATTTGCATGATAATGTGATATGATAATTAATGAATTGAATGATGATAATTGGTTATTTTTTGCAATACAAAATTATAACAATCCAACATCCGTAACGTATGATGATTTTGAAGAGGATTTGAAGAGATTCAAATACATCAAAAGATTACTCAGACGTTACGAGATGCATGGAGAGTTGAAAACTCATTTGATTCTAAACCATATTATTGTTTTATATAATACTTTTAATGATGCTGCTACTCCACTTTTGTTTTACAAATTAGATTGTAAATACTGGGGCACAGTAAAGGCATTTATGGAATACCTAAATAGGTTACCGCTTGGCGTAGATAAATCTGATATAGATGACCAATGTCTGAAGAGTCTCAAACTAATTTAAATGAAATGATGGCTGGAGATGGCAGTGGCCTCGCTTTGCCACCTGCTTTTGTTTTCGTTAATACTAAGAAGAGGAAGAGCCTTTTTAAGCGTAAGAAATCTGACGAAAAGATTGATGGACGCAAGAAGAGTGCTCGGAAACTTGTAAACCGTATCTTAACTAATCGTACTAAAAGGAAAGGAAAAATGTCTGAAGAGAATACTAGTGTGAAATTAAGTGAAGCAGAACAGTCTGCCACTGAAAAAGCACAAAAGCAAATCAAACAGCAAAAAACTCTTAAGGGTAGACAGGAGCTCCAGAAGAAGCGCCAGGATGCCAAGAAGAAAATGCAAGACAAGCAGGGTGAAATGAATACCCTTGTCAAAGCACGTCTTGATGACTTCAGAAAGAAAGCAGCAGATAAGCAGAAGAAGGCATCAAGTCAAGAGAAAAAACTTGGCAAACAACAAAACAACTCTTATGAATTGGAAGGTGATATGATTTCAGAAAACATCGGTCCTAACGCAACGGACGTATTCGCACAAGCGATGAAGGTTGCAGGTGAAGCAACTAGTTATGGTAGAGATGCTGAGACACACTTTGCTCAGGTCAAATTCCAAGACGGCACTAGTCAGAATATGAGTGCATTCGATGCTCAGAGAATTGTGTCTACATACGAAGGTCTTAACGACGAGAATAAAGTTAAATTTTGCTCTCTCCTTAATATGAATCCTACAACGTATGCTAACGCTCTACAGTTCGCTCAGTATAACGTCTGAATAAATGTCTGATATTAACTCGGCAATTTTAGAAAGATTGGAAAAAGTAGTTGACTCTCTTCAGGAAAACTCTGTGAAGATGGGTCAACTTCTTGCTGTTCATAACGAAAAGTTAGATAAGCAGGATAGAATTGATGCTGTACTGTTTGAGAAAATAGAGTCAGTGCATAGAGAAGTAAACAGGAGATCAGATGAGATCAAGAAAGGTTGTGAAAGGGATATACGTAAGGTCGATGACCGTCTTAGGGTCATGGAGAAGAAGATGTGGACAATCGCAGGTGCCCTGACGGTCATATCCTTTGTAGTATCCACACCAGGACAGGCATTGCTGAGAAACTTGACATCTCAGCAAACAGGTGCTACTATACAGGGAACGACTTCTGACCTTAATAGATGAGTTTCATTGATTCCAAATACATCAGTTTGGTCTCTCCTCAGCTTACAAACTTCTCACAAAAGAAAAAAGGTTTATACAATTTCAGGTGTCCATACTGCGGCGATTCTCAAAAGAGAAAGAATAAGTCGCGTGGATACCTTTTTCTGTATAAGGACAGTTACGTCTACAAGTGTCATAACTGTGGTGTGAGTAAAAGTTTTGCAAAGTTTTTGCAAGACATTAGTGTGGGTTTGTATGACCAATACATCATGGAGAGATACAAAGAGGGCACGACTGGTAAAGGTCGTAGAGTCCCTAATCCTACATTTGAGTTTAAAACTCCAGTCTTTATTAAAGAAGAGAAACAAAGTACAGTTTTAGATTCTCTTGAAAAAATCTCAGACCTAAATATTAATCACCCAGCTAAATCGTATCTTCTACAACGTCAAATACCAGAGACGCATTTCTCTAGAATCTATTACACAGAAGATTTCAACGCTTGGGAAAATAACGGAAATAACTTTAAAGAAGCAAGAATTGTTTTACCGCTGCTATCCCAGTCAGGGAAATTATATGGATACCAAGGCAGGTCACTGGACAAGAATTCTAAGCTTCGATACCTCACAACCATATTAGATAAACGCTATCCTAAAATATATGGTCTAGAGCATATACAATTTGACAACACCATTTATGTGACAGAGGGTCCAATTGACTCTCTTTTCTTGTCTAATGCTATTGCAATGTGTGGGGCAGATGTTACGCTCGACAAAGACATATATAAGGACCGTGTGTTTATCTACGACAACGAGCCAAGAAACAAACAAATCGTGCAGAGATATGAAGCAACGATTAATCAAGGTGAGAAGATTGTCATTTGGCAATCGAATGTTAAGGAAAAAGATATTAATGATATGGTCCTAGGTGGACGAGATGTCCAGAGTATGGTAGAATGTAGCACCTACCAAGGCTTGGCAGCAAAAGTTAAATTTAACGAATGGAAGAAGATATGAGTAACGGCATCAAAGTTAAAAAGCGTAACAAGTCTGAAGAGTCGATTAACCTAGATAAGATTCATACGATGGTCGAGATGGCCTGTGAGGGTCTTGCAGGGGTGTCTCCGTCGCAAGTAGAGATTCAATCGGGTATCCAATTTTATGATGGTATTACCACTGCAGAGATTCAAGAGATTCTTGTCCGCTCTGCTAGCGACCTTATCGATTTAGAGAATCCAAATTATCAGTTTGTTGCTGCACGTTTGCTTCTCTTTGGTTTATATAAGCAAGTCTTTGGTGGTAATTGGAAACATGGAATCCCTAGTCTATGGGCACATTTTTGCGAAGGTATCACAAAAGGTATCTACGACAAAGAGTTGGCAACTAAATATTCTGACGAAGAGTGGACCAAATTAAATTCTTGGATTGACCACAATAGAGATTATCTATTCACGTATGCTGGGTTACGCCAAGTAGTGGATAAATATTTGGTGCAAGACCGTAGCACTGGGTCTCTATATGAGACTCCGCAGTATGCATATATGTTGGTATCTGCTACCATCTTTGCCGAGTATCCAAAAGAAACAAGACTTTCATATGTTAAACGATATTACGACGCAATTTCGCGACACCGAATCAACGTCCCAACGCCAATCTTGGCAGGAGTTAGAACTGCTCTTCGGCAGTTTGCGTCTTGCGTTTTGGTTGATGCTGATGACACCTTGGATAGTATTTTTAGTTCTGATATGGCCATTGGTCGTTATGTCGCACAGAGGGCTGGTATTGGTATCAACGCAGGCAGAATCCGTGGCATCAACAGCAAAATCAGAGGTGGAGAAGTTGCACACACGGGTGTTGTTCCTTTCCTTAAAAAATTTGAATCAACTGTACGATGTTGCACGCAAAATGGGATTCGTGGGGGATCCGCAACAGTCCACTTCCCCATCTGGCACAAAGAAATCAGGGACATCATCGTCCTCAAAAACAACAAAGGAACCGAAGACAACCGTGTAAGGAAACTTGACTATTCGATTCAAACCAGTAAACTGTTTTACGAGAGGTTTATTAAGAATGAAGATATCACCCTTTTCAGCCCTCACGATGTGCCTGGTTTATATGATGCTTTTGGGACTGATAGCTTTGATGATATTTACAGACAATACGAGCAATCCCCGTCCATCCCTAAGACCACAATTAATGCTCAGGAACTCATCCTCGACCTTTTGAAGGAGAGAGCAGAGACTGGTCGTCTTTACATAATGAATATTGACCATTGCAATGAGCACTCCTCATTCAAGGACAAGGTTACTATGTCTAATCTATGTCAGGAGATTACTCTACCGACTAATCCCCTTCAGCATATTGATGACCCTGAGGGTGAGATTGCTCTATGCATCTTGTCTGCTGTTAATGTAGGTAAGATTAAAAACTTTGATGAAATGGAAGAGTTGTGTGACCTCTCGGTGAGATCACTCGATGAGTTGATTGATTATCAGCACTACCCTGTAACAGCAGCAGAGGTATCTACTAAGAATCGTCGCAGTCTTGGAGTAGGGTATATTGGGCTTGCTCATTTCCTTGCCAAGAATGGTCTGAATTATTCAGATAAAGCAGCGGCCCAGATTGTCCATGACCTTACTGAAGCATTCCAATACTACTTGCTCAAGTCATCTAATGACTTGGCGAAAGAGAAAGGTGCTTGTGGTTACTTTAATCGTACAAAGTATGCTGATGGAATTCTCCCAATTGATACATACAAGAGGGACGTAGATGACATCGTAGCAAACGAGTTGAAGTATGATTGGGAATCTCTTAGGACATCTATCACCGAGCACGGATTACGGAACTCAACATTGTCCGCACAAATGCCATCGGAATCTAGTTCCGTTGTGTCAAATGCAACCAATGGAATCGAGCCACCTCGCGCATTCCTGTCCATTAAGAAATCTAAAAAGGGAGTCCTTAAGCAGATTGTCCCTCAATATGCATCTCTTAAAAACGTATATACGTTACTTTGGGACATGGAGTCTAATAATGGTTATATTAATATTGTTGCTGTAATGCAAAAATTCTTTGACCAAGCAATCAGTGGCAACTGGAGTTATAATCCAGAAAACTATCCAAACAATGAAGTCCCAGTTTCTGTTATGGCACAAGACTTCCTGAATACTTATAAGTATGGATGGAAGACATCGTATTATCAGAATACATATGATGCCAAAAAAGATGGAGAGGAGGACGAAACAGATAAGAAAAAATCAGTAGAAAATTTATTAAACTCAATCTTAGAGACAGCACCCGAGGAGGACGATTGTGACAGTTGCAAGATTTAAGTTAAACTCAGAAGACAACAGACCGAAAGTTGATGGCATGACGGTATTCAATCCGAATCATGTAGATACAATAAACCAACCAATGTTTTTCGGTGCCCCTCTAGGCATCCAACGTTACGATTCATACAAGTATCCTGTCTTTGAGAGATTAACTCAACAGCAACTTGGATATTTTTGGAGACCTGAAGAAGTTTCCCTTCAAAAGGACAGAGCAGATTATGCACAACTACGCCCAGAGCAGAAGCATATCTACACATCGAATCTTAAATATCAAATCATGTTGGATTCTGTACAAGGGCGTGGTCCTGGGATAGCTTTTATCCCTTACGTTAGCCTACCCGAGCTTGAGGGGGCTATGACTGTATGGGGGATGATGGAGATGGTTCACTCTCGCTCCTATACTTATATTATTAAGAATATTTACTCTGACCCTAGTGAAGTGTTTGACACTATCCTAGATGACGTTAATATTATGGAGAGAGCAAAGAGCGTTACTCAAGCATATGATGAATTCATCAACCTTGCCCAACTATACGGCACTGGTAATATGTGGAAGGATGGGTGGAAAGACTCTCCAACAGCAAAGTGGGAAATTAAGGAACTCAAAAGGAAACTCTACAAGGCAGTCGTTAATGTTAACATCCTGGAAGGAATCAGATTTTATGTTTCGTTCGCTTGCTCGTTTGCGTTTGGCGAGCTCAAAATTATGGAAGGATCCGCTAAAATTATCTCTCTCATCGCCAGAGACGAAAGCCAGCATCTTGTCCTTACTCAAAACATCATCAACAAATGGCGTGATGGAGACGATCCAGACATCGTTGAGATTGGGAAAGAAGAAAAACAATGGACGATAGAGCAATTCAAACGCACTGTTGATGAGGAAAAGAAATGGGCAGAGTATCTCTTCAAGGATGGTAGCATCATTGGTCTTAATGAGAAACTACTAAGCTCTTATGTTGAGTATATTGCTAACCGTCGCATGAGAGCAATTGGTATTAAACCAGTTTTTGATACTCCCATGTCTAATAATCCTTTACCTTGGACGCAGCACTGGCTGTCCTCTAAGGGTCTACAGGTCGCCCCTCAGGAGACGGAGGTGGAATCATATGTAATTGGTGGTATTAAACAAGATGTTAAGAAAGATACTTTCGCTGGTTTTAAACTATGATACCCAAATGGAAAAGAAGAGCACTGGCAGACCCAGACCTACCAGAGAGTCACTGGCAACTCCTGAAACTAGGTCCAAGCAGTCTGGCACAAGCTTTTATTCTCCAAGCAATAAAATGGAAATACCAGACCCGTGGGATTGACTTATACTAAATACCTCCAGTGATGGGGGTATTTTTTTATGAGACCGCAATCTGCGAAAGCAAAAGGAAGAAGATTGCAGCAGTGGGTGAGAGACCAGTTGATTGAAAAACTGAATGTCCATCCAGAAGATATTGAATCTCGGTCTATGGGTGCTGGCGGTGAAGACCTCATTATGGCAAGAGCAGCTAGACAAAAGTTTCCTTATAGTATAGAATGTAAAAATGTAGAGAAACTAAATATCTGGGATGCCTACGAGCAATCTGCTGCAAATTGTGGAGACTATGAGCCGATAGTTGTTATCAAAAAGAATGGTGAGAAACCTTTGGTGGTAGTTGACGCTGAATACTTTATCCAAAAACTTGGAGATACTTAATGAAAAAGAATTTAATGAATGTGATTATTGCTGGTGCTTTGCTTGGAGCAGGAGCTCCTGCTATGGCAGACCATACTAAAGGTCATATCAAAGGATACAACTCTATGGATTCCATGGGATGTATGTTACTCGGGGAATGTACAGATGGAGTCAAAGAAGTCGTTAGTCTTTTGGATGTTTCTAGTCAGTATCCCAATCCTGAGTCTTATACTTTTGTTGCTAACGAATTCAACAACATGCTTGTTTCCCTTAATGCAGTCGGAGTTAAGGTGTTTCTAGCAGACGAAAAGTATTTCCCACCTATACATCGTGGTGTATACCATACTGTATCTAATAACTTCTTTCTAAACAGAAATTTTATGGATAGTCCTGCTACACTGATGATGGTGATGCGCCATGAAGGATGGCATGCAGCACAGGATTGTATGGCAGGCACCATTAAGAATAGTATGATTGCTATTATCAAACCAGAGGATGAAGTCCCTGTGATCTGGAGAGTGATGGCAGAACGCACCTATCCTAAGTCTGCTGTGCCATGGGAAGCAGAAGCAAGTTGGGCAGGTCGTACTGAAAACATGACTATGGATGCCCTTGCTGCTTGTGCTGGTGGTAATATGTGGGAAATGTACCCTCCCACGCCAATGACTAGAGAATTTCTTGTTGAGAAGGGATATATTAAAGAATAATGAAAAACAATACTTTTTAGATAAATAAAAGAGCCTTGCTGATCATTAATGCCAGAAGAAGTAAAGAAAGAAGAACCTAAAAAGGTTGGTGTGTTAGGTAAGTTGAAGGCAGGTTTAGATGACAAAGAAGAACAACTCGCTATTTTATCAACATTTGTGCGTCTGGGGATTCTTGTCTGGTCTGGTGGGATTCTCACTCTTGCCTATATC